AAGCACGGATAATGCTCAAAGAGAGAGCGAGGATGAAAGCATCAAGCATGGTAGAAATTGGCTTGAGAACGGTAATGTGCTTCACAAGGGATCGGTTCCACGCGAAACGGAGAACGAAGGTCGCGATGAGAATATTGAGAATGAAGAGGAGAAGCTCGGTGAGCATATCCGACTTGGTTTCAGACTTGGCGACACGGTCGAGGACTTGCATTTTACTAAATAGCTATATTTTTTTCTGTACCAACTACAAATGAAAAAGGACCTTCTTCCCACAAGTGGTTCTGAAAGAAAGTTCACCAACCGTCGTTGGGGGACTGCCACTGGTATAGGTAACAACAACTGCTATGCCTATGCCGTTGGTGACTATGAAGCCTACAGGTGGCAAAAATCAATCCCGGGTGATCGTTCGGGTCTCTCAAATAAACCAAATGATTACACAACCTGTACCGGGCTTCCAAAAGCCGTCCTATCTGATAACCCTGGAAAGGTCTATCGCGTGAAACCTGGCGAAAAGTGCAAGAAGGGGTACTACAAGGTCATGCTGTTTGTGTGTCCTGGAAGACCTACAAATTACATTCGCCAAGGGGACTTCCACTTCTATGTTCAACACAATGTTGTAGAGTATCGTATCAAACCCGGTGATACCCAGGAATCTGTCGCGAAATTCTTCAAAGTGCCACTCTCTCGTGTGAAGCGTGCTGGTAAATTTGCGCCAAATAAGCGAATAGTTTTCCGAGCCAATGTTTTCAGCCACAAGCGGGGATGGGCAACGGGGCCGCTTCTGGTTGATGCATCTGGCAAGGTTATCAAAGATCCCCGGAAGGCAGATAGGAAATATCCTGGACTAAACTATGAGCGTTATTGTAGCTCATTCTGCGTCAAGGAGAAGGGAATCAAGGTCGGAAAGACTCATCCCAAGGTCCGAAAAAAGACTCTCTAGATCCAGTGTATCTTCAACATCAAAAGACATATTAAATGTATCCATTATATTGAAAACGGCTTCATTCTCCAATGACACAGTATTAGATTCTGCTGTGTAATTGTTCTGAACCGTCACTGTCACCTTAAATTTTGAAACGTCAAACATTCTTCGACACACGGGACAAGTATTCTTACCTTTATTTTTCCATTCCTCTAGACAGTGGGAATGAAACACATGTCCACAGCGGAGAGGTGGATTGGTCCTTGTTGACCTTACCTCATTGAGACATATGGCACATTGTGACATTCTAGAGTATAGTTTTAAAGTTTTTATCATAATTTATCACACTATCTAATAGGTCTTGGACATATCAGTGTATCGATCACATGGATCGCAACCTTTACGGGATTGTTCCTGCATCTTGTTGAGGAGTTCTGGACCCTGCTTTTGAAGAAGTTGGCGGTAGCCATAGTTGTCTTCGCGGGAAATTTTGTTTTGTTCCATGATGTAATTGTTGGTCAGCTGGGCTGAGGAGTTGAGGGTGAAGCATCGTCCGTCGGCCATTCCAAGTCTTTGAGACATCTTTATTAAATTACAATTAGAAATTAATTCGTCTATTCGTGATCGTCTGAAGCCATGAGTTGAAACCCTTTCCTCGTAGGTATTCAACCATCGAATCACATTTGTGACCCAAGAACACATCAAAGACATCCTTCTCTTGTGTCGGGGAAACCCGGATCTGGGGATCTTCATTGATATGTTGATTGATAATGTTATATGCGAAGGCAATTTCTTTAAGAGTTTCTGCGCCGGTGATGATAATCTTACCGGTTGAGAAGATGCTCGTTGTAATTTCTTTCATATCCTGTGCGGGTTTAAACTTAATCTTCACGGCAGAATATCTGTCTGGTTCAAAAGAGACTTTGAAGATATCCGGGTTATTTTCAAAGTGTTGAGAAACTCGCATCAAATTGATGTTATAATTGAGAGAGAAGTTGGAGTTGATCATGACAACCCTGAAGGAATCCTCTGGCATATGAATTTCCATTCCCAAAAAGCTGTTGAATATGTAGCTCAATTGGATGATAATCCTCTTACAGTCAAAGAGATCGCAACATCCGGCAACCTGGATAGATCCATTTGGGAAAACTTTCACAGACTTCGTACTATAACTGTCATGGTATGTGAGAGTCACCTGATTGTAAAAAGTCGTAGGCTTCAATTTCCATTCAAACCCCGAATTACACTGGGCGCCGGAGCGTCTCAACTTGAAAGATCCCAATTTTTCAAAAACGCCACGAAGTTTCTTAATATCAATGTTCTGGGTAAAGCTTGAGACCATTGTTATCGTCGTAATCTTTATCCAAGAAGGTCTTATTTCTTGAGGAAGTTCTTTCATAAACTCATCGAGAGTGAGGAGATATGAAAAACTGTTATTGGCAATAGCCGAGTACATTCTTTAGTCTTTTATATAGAGCCCCTCGTCTTTATCTGACTTTTAAGTACCAAATAATAACTTAGGTGTTATCGTAGCAAAATTCGTAACCATCCATTCCCGGATATGGGAAAGGAACGCCACCAGCTTCACAGCAAATAAACCCACCGTTAGCACCCCAGTCCCCTTGTCTGAGAGGATCATTCCAACAAGCCTCAAAATCACCTTCGAATGCACCCGATTGCGCTTTCGAGGCGAGGGTTTGTACCGCGGGTGGAGCTGGAGCCGGTGCTGGAGCTGGAGCTGGAGCTGGAGATGGTGTCGGAGCTGGAGCTGGAGCTGGAGATGGTGTCGGAGCCGGTGTCGGTGTCGAACCCGAAGGTGTCGGGGAACCCGCGGGACTGGGAGAGCTGGAAGGACCGGGAGAGCTGGAAGGACCGGGAGAGCTGGAAGGACCGGGAGAGCTGGAAGGACCGGGAGAGCTGGAAGGCCCCGAGGAACCTGGACCAGTCCCACTCGGTTCATCGCCCATGGACATGTACACGGCGACTCCTGAACTGGAACAACAACATATCATTACCACAACAAGAGCTAAAATTAGAGCGGTATTTTGCGCCATACTTATATTACCCCAATATTTTAAACCTTGTATCCCCTGGCTCCTTCCTCCTCGGCATGTACGACGCTAAATTCTGTCGCCTCATCAAAATAGAAACATTTAGACGAATCGTCGTAATAGTTAAACGCTTTACATTCGGGGTCGATGGAACAGTAGTCCAAACAGTCCTTAAATGATGTCCCCGAGTCGCTTCGCCAACGCGACGAATACGGATTACTCCCACCGAGTCTATTCTTTCTATGATTAAATGCAGTGTTTATATACTTTGTAAAATCTACACCGTCCAACGAACATGGTAATTCTTCACCGAGGTGCGCAGTGTGATTCGCTGGGCATCCGATAACATCCGTGTTCCCACTCGCCAACGCTGCTTGAGCTGGAGATGGTGTCGGAGCCGGTGTCGGTGTCGAACCCGAAGGTGTCGGGGAACCCGCGGGACTGGGAGAGCTGGAAGGACTGGGAGAGCTGGAAGGACCGGGAGAGCTGGAAGGACCGGGAGAGCTGGAAGGACCGGGAGAGCTGGAAGGACCGGGAGAGCTGGAAGGACCGGGAGAGCTGGAAGATCCCGAGGAACCTGGACCAGTCTCACTCGGTTCATCGCCCATGAACATGTATGCGGCGACTCCTGCTGAACTGGAACAACAACATATCATTACCACAACAAGAGCTAAAATTAGAGTGGTATTTTGCGCCATACTTATTATATTACTTAGAGAATATATTTACCTATACGTCAGAATGACATCTTTCATCAAATCAGCCAAAGCTGTATATGATGTTGAGTCTGAATTGGAATATGTTGAGATTAAGTACGAGCGCTTTGTGCGGGGAAGGGGTTACGAGACATATGTAGATTACATCAATACATATCCCCTCGCCGATTGGGTTTCGTTAACCTCCGAAACCCAATCTATTCCATATGAAAAATTCTTAGACACAATGTGCGAAAAGACCCTCGAGGTTCGTCAAAAAATGGCCGAATTGGCTCTTGAAAATATCATTGCTGATAAACGCGATGTTCATACATATATCCGTACAGCTCGCGCGGTTACTATTCTTGATCCCACCTTCCAGCCACCTTGGATTAATATTAAGAGTGCTTGGCAGAGAGATTTTATGAGGAAGTTTTGTGAAGATACACTGATGGACATCATACAAAGGACGACGGATGAATCAAGACTTGAATATCTATTTATCGTCTTGCGTGATATAGAAACAGAGCAATAAAACTGGTGCAAATAACAGATCCAATAACGGAGAACTTTGCATTATTGGCGACACCAACAACAACACGTTCAACAAACTTTCTATCATTCTTTGTATATCCAGTATCGATATTGCGTATTGGATAGAGGGGTCTAGATAAAGAATGCGCCTTGTCGGATTTGGCGCACAAACCATAGTCACAGTAGACGCTGCGCTTTTGTTCCGGAATACCCGCTTCTTCGCGAATTTTGGTAAAATCATCAAAATTACCCGTCTGTCTCACACCCCCTGGTAGGGAGAAGTCCTGTGAGACAAATGGATTGATATCATTAATGGCATCTTCATCACAGAGCATGTACTTGCTCATATTTACTTTTAGTTCAGATTATATTTTTTGGTTTTCATTTTAGATCTGTGCTCGACCCACATTTTATCAAGGTCAACATCCAGCATGTGAGCTAGTTGGAAAAGATAACTGAAGACATCTCCCATCTCCATCATAACATCCGTGCCTCTGTCCTTCTTAAGTCCAGTCTTTTTGTAAGTCTTTTTGTATTGGCGAATAGCCGAGGCAAGCTCACCAACTTCCTCGGTCAGGAGAAGCCATACTGTATCTACAGCAGCTCTATCCCAACCCTTTGATTTGCATACTTTTTCAGTTTCCGATTTGTAATAATTCAGGCTCATCTTACTTTGTCAACGACTCAAAACTTTAATTGATACCAATCTTGTTATTCTTGCCTATCTTTTTACCAAAGGTACTGGTATTTATTGGTTGGTCGAGTGGTGTAGCGATGGTATCAATATCCTGAACATACGCCATATATTGAGAGACACCAGTTTGGATTTGTCCAATGGCAGTTTCGATAACTCTTTCATTCATTGATCTCACTTGTTCGTTCACGCGAGAATTGTGGTCGCCCGAGTTGTTGATGAAAACAACCCGCATAATGCTATACAGGTCATCTGGGTTTTGACGATCAATCGCAATACCAGTTTTATTCTTGAACGCCTGACGAATTCCACGCTGGAGAAGATTCTGGTTGAACTCAGAAAAGAACAGGGTGTTGAGTGGAGTCTCACACTGCTTCATGGAATCGAGGTGGAGGTTGTCACACATTTAATATACCCCCGGAAAAAAAACTCTGTAAATACTAAATGTTGAACGCCGCTGACTTCGACGAAGTCTATGCCAACAAACCAAAAAATACCGAAAAAATTGTCTGCAATTCTCCAGCCTGCTTTGTTGGATCATATGCTCCAGTGAGTAAACCAGGTGAAGAAGGTCGATTCTTCAACAACACCTACCTTCAGCAGAAGGAACGCAGGTTTGAAACCGTTGGTACTGTCAAGGTTACAAGTGGTGATCTTGAAAGGTGTAGGAAGTAAGTTAAAAATAAAACATGATGAGTAATTAGTAAAACATGAGAGTCGTTAAGCGCTCAGGTCGTATTGAGGATATGAGATTTGATAACATCACCAATAGGATCAAGAATCTAACGTATGGACTCTCAGAAAATTGTGACTCTTCCAAGGTTGCACAACAAGTTGCCTCATCGCTGTATGACGGTATTACCGTCCAGGAAATCGACACCCTTTCAGGGGAGGTGTGTATTGGTATGATCACGACTGACCCCGACTATGAAATTCTCGCGACTCGCATCACGGCAAGTAATATACAAAAGGTGTGTCCTAATAACTTCCATATTGCTATGAAAAAACTATTAAAAGCTGGAATTGTCACGGAAGAAGTTGCTCGCGTCGCTGGTCGTGTGAGAGATGATATCGATACCAAGAGAGATTACGATTTTGGTTATTTTGGTCTCAAAACCCTGGAAAAATCCTATCTTCAGCGCCTTGATGGTGTTCTGATGGAGACCCCACAATACATGTTTATGAGGGTATCCATTGGCATTCATGGTGATGATATTGAAGCTGTCTTGGAAACCTATGACAAAATGAGTAAAGGTCTTTTCATTCACGCAACACCGACTCTCTTCAATGCCGGTACACCAAGACCACAGATGTCCAGTTGTTTCCTTATTGCAAACAAGGATGATTCAATTAATGGAATTTACGGCACTCTCACTGAATGTGCCCAAATCTCAAAGTGGGCTGGAGGCATCGGGATGCACATCCATGATGTGAGAGCCAATAAGTCTCGTATTAGAGGTACAAACGGTCAATCGGATGGTATTATTCCAATGCTCCGCGTTTTTAACGCGACGGCGCGCTATGTAAACCAGGCCGGTCGTCGAAAGGGTAGCATTGCTGTGTATCTTGAGCCCTGGCATGCGGATATCATGGATTTTCTTGAGTTGAGACTCAATCAGGGGGATGAAGAGGCGAGGTGCAGGGACTTGTTTTCTGCGCTATGGATTCCGGACCTATTCATGAAAAGAGTGGAAGAAGCTGGAAACTGGAGTCTATTCTGCCCGGATAATGCACCCGGTCTTTCCGATGCCATCGGTGAAGAATTTGAAGCCCTCTACACAAAGTATGAAGATGAGGGTAAAGCCAATTCGACTCTACCAGCTGCGGAAGTATGGAAGGCTATTCTCAAGTCACAAACCGAGACTGGTACTCCATACATGTTGTATAAAGATGCGTGCAACAAAAAGTCAAATCAAAAGAATCTGGGAGTAATTAAGAGTTCAAACTTATGTACAGAAATTTTAGAGTATACTGATAAGGATGAGACGGCTGTTTGCAATCTGGCGTCGATCGCCCTTCCGAAATACGTCGATGAAGAGACTCGCACGTTTGATTATCAAAAACTTCATGAAGTCACAAAGATTGTCACCAAAAACTTGAATAGAGTGATTGATCGTAATTTTTATCCTGTCGAAACTGCCAGAAAGTCAAACATGAGACATCGTCCTATTGGTCTAGGTGTTCAAGGACTCGCCGATGTATTTATTTTACATCGGGTTGCGTTTGATTCGGACGAGGCCAAGGAGATTAACTCGCGAATATTTGAGACAATGTACCACGCAGCATTGGAAGCAAGCTGTGAATTGGCGCAGATTGATGGTTCATATGAAACTTTTGAAGGTTCTCCCACGTCACAGGGGGTGCTTCAATTTGACATGTGGGGTGATGACACAAAGTTAAGTGGTATGTATGACTGGGACGCTCTCAAGGAACGCATCAAGGAGAGGGGTCTTCGTAATAGTCTCCTCATGGCTCCAATGCCAACAGCCTCCACCGCACAAATCTTGGGTAATAATGAATGCTTTGAACCCTACACGACGAACATCTATCTGAGAAGAACCCTCGCGGGTGAGTTTGTGGTTGTGAATCGTCATCTTGTTGAAGACCTCAAGAAGATTGGTATTTGGTCCAAGGATATGAAGGACCTAATGGTGAAGGCCGGTGGTTCCATTCAAAATATTGTGGACATCCCCGATGAGATCAAGAAGTTGTACCGCACAGTTTGGGAAATCAAGATGAAGGATATTATCGATATGGCGGCGGATCGTGGACGTTTCATTGATCAAAGTCAAAGTATGAACCTCTTCATGGAGAGTCCCACATTGTCCAAATTGTCGTCCATGCATTTGTATGCCTGGAAGAAGGGTCTTAAGACTGGCATGTATTATCTGAGATCAAAGGCAAAGGCTCGCCCGATCCAATTCAGTCTCGAACCAGAATGCGTCGCTTGCTCAGCTTAAAGTTTTAAATGTATATTCAATCAGTACCATGTCTAAAATTAACGACGCTATTGAAAATTTAGAAATCGCCGAGTTTTACAACCGTAAGATAGTCCTCTCCACCAAGCAAGGTACACCAATGAGGATTCAATTTCCAAGGCTTTACATGCCATTCGGTATCTCGGGTTTTGAACCACCAGTTGGAATAATTAAATACAATGTAGATTTGGCTCTCAAGGGTCATGATGAAGAGGGGAGTTACATTAAAAAGTTCTACGAATCCCTAAGACAAATTGAAAGTAAAATTATTGATGCTGTCGTTGAACAAAGTGAAAAGATCTTTGGGAAGAAGATGACACTTGATGAAATCAAACCAATGTTCAATTCAAACATTAAGGAAAGTCCCGATCGAGAACCCAAATTTCGCGTAAAGGTTGATACCGATCAAAATAGTATGATCAAAGCGGCGGTCTACGACGCAAACAAAAATCCAATCAAGACGGAAGTTTCTAATGGTCTCTATGCAAGAAACAGTGGACATTCTATTGTTGAACTCAATAGTGTGTATTTCTTGAACAGAAAGTTCGGTTGTACTTGGAAACT